CCCTTCTATGGATCTTATGCAATTTTGTGGGGTGATAAAAAATAGATACGATGATGCTACTGCGATTGAACGACCACAAGAAATATTAGTTGATGTTATTGGTTTGGGCGCAGGCGTAGTCGACAGACTCGCCGAGCAGAACTTGCCTGTGCGTGGCGTGAACGTTGCTGAAGCACCAGCGACTAAAAAAAATTATTTAAACTTGCGTGCGGAGCTGTGGTTTGCAATTAAAGATTGGTTGGCGCATAGAGATTGTAGATTACCAGTTGATGATGAATTAGAAGCTGAGTTAGCTTCCCCCTTATATAAATATACTTCTAGTGGTAAAATAAAAATAGAAAGTAAAGACGAGATGCGCAAGAGAGGTATCAAGTCTCCAGATAAAGCAGATGCACTTGCATTGACAATGGCAAGTAGTGCTGCAAGTTTTAGTGGAAGTGGAAGTCAATTCGGCTATAATTTTAGACAACCACTTAAATCAAGAATAATTAGAGTTGGATAATTTTATGGCAAAAAAAATCAAAGAAGAAACAGTCAAGGTAGAAGTGCAAGAAGCAATGAGCATGGATAACCTTGTCGGTGTTATTAAATCAGAAATGGATGATGCAAAAGATTTCATTCATCAAGTCGGATCAGAAAGAGCAGAATCAACCGAATATTATCTTGGTACTGAACCAGAAGGCACAAGCACGCTTCAGTCAGAATATGTTTCTACTGATGTAAGAGAAAGTGTATTGTTTATGCTTCCCTCAATCATGCGTACATTTTTTGGTACTAAGAAAATTGTAGAGTTTGTACCAAAAGGACCAGAGGATATTCAACTTGCAGAACAACAAACCGATTATATTAATTATTTAATCAGAGAAAAAAATCCAGGCTTCCAAGTTTTATATGATGTATTCAAAGATGCATTGGTTAGAAAGACTGGTTTTGTAAAAGTATTTTGGGATGATTCAATTACATCCACCACGCACGAATACAGCAACATCGACCCACAATCTTATCAAGCATTAATCCTTGATAAAAATGTAGAAGTTATAGAAGAGTCAGCCACGCAAGAAACTATTACTACTCTTGACCCAATCAGCGGTGAAGAAGTTACCCAAGAAATACCAGTAAGCTACGACCTTACAATCAGACGATTAAAACCAAAAGTTCAAGTATGTATTGAATCTGTACCACCAGAAGAAATATTAATTTCAAGACACGCACGCGACATAGAAACTGCTTCTTATGTTGCTCATAGAATGGTTAAGTCAGTATCTGAATTAATTGCTATGGGTTATGACCCTGAAGAAATAGAAGAGTATGCAGGTTACGGTGGTAGTTCATTAGACCCAGAAAGCTACGAAGAAGAACAAGCAAGAAACCCATTTGATAACATGGTGTACCCAGATAGAAACGATGCTGGCGGTAAAGATGTTTACTATGTAGAACACTACTTATACTACGACTTTGATGGTGATGGTATTGATGAACGAATCAGAGTATGTACTGCTGGCGATGGACTTCATGTTTTAAATGTAGAACCTTGGGATGAATTACCAATATGTATGTTCTGTCCTGACCCTGAACCACACACAGCAATTGGTTCATGTCCAGCTGATTATCTAAAACCAATTCAGGCTGCTAAATCACAAATTATGCGTGATACGTTAGATTCACTAGGTCATTCAATCTTCCCAAGAATGGGTATTGTTGAAGGTCAAGTAAACGTAGATGACGTATTAAATACTGATATTGGTCAGCCGATTCGTATGCGTGCGCCAGGAATGGTACAACCCTTTGCTGTACCTTTTGTTGGTAAAGAAGCTTTCCCAGTTTTAGGATATTTAGACGAATCAAAAGAAAACAGAACAGGCGTATCTAAAGCAAGTGCAGGATTGAACGCAGAAGCTTTACAATCTACAACTTCCGCAGCTGTAACTGCTACTATGAGTGGTGCGCAAGGTAGAGTAGAGCTTATATGTAGACATTTTGCTGAAGGTGGCCTAAAAGCTATGTTTAAAACGGTTAATAACTTGGTAATTAAACACCAAAATGCACAAGATGTCTTTAGATTAAACGGTAAATTTATTCCTGTAGATCCAAGATATTGGAATTCAGACAAAGATATGGTCGTAAATGTAGCTATATCTAAGTCATCTGACCAAGAAAAGTTCCAAGTTCTAACACAAGTTGCAGGAAAACAAGAACAAATACTGCAATTACTAGGTCCACAGAATCCATTGGTATCAATGCAACAATATGCTAATACTTTGACAAGAATGATTGAGTTAGCTGGTTTCCAAGACGCACAATCGTTTATAAATACAGAAGTACCGCCTATGCCACCGATGCCACAAGAGCCACCACAACCAGACCCAGCTACTTTACTAGCACAGGCTGAAGCTCAGAAAGCACAGGTACAAGCACAAAAAGCTATCATTGACGCAGAAACCGATAGAATGAAAATCATTATGGATGATGATAGACAAAGAGATATTGAAGAAGCACAACTTAGAGTTAAAGCTTTAGAGCTACAAGCTAAGTACGGTGCGCAAATAAACATTGCAGAAATAAATGCTATTATGGAGCGAGATAGAGAAAATATTAGACAAAATGCAAAAGATCAAGCTCAAGGATTATTTACAGGCAATGTACCACCAACACAAAATATATAATTTAGAAGTATTGGAAGGCGATATGGTTTACGTTGGCAAAGAAATAAAAGCAAAAACCAAAGATGATGCGTTAAGAATTATGTCGCTTATGTCTGGTGGTGAAGTTAATTCAGATTCAGAAATTATATTTATTGAAGAGAAGGAGTTACACTAATGAAATATATAAGAAAATTTTGGGTATGGTTAAAAGAAACCATGCATAGGTTTTTAAACTGGTTTGATAGTTTTATGACACCAGCACCAGTTGTTAAAAAAAGAGGTAGACCAAGGAAGAAAAAATAATGAGTATTACATATAGAGGCGAAAGATTTGGCGGTTATAACAAACCAAAACGAACACCAGGAAAATCTAAAAAGTTTGCTGTTCTAGCTAAAAAAGGCGATAAAGTAAAACTTGTTAGATTTGGTGATCCTAAAATGACAATTAAAAAAGACCAACCAGCTAGAAGAAAGTCTTTTCGTGCTAGACATAAATGTGATACAAGTCCACCTGATAAATTATCAGCAAGATATTGGAGTTGTAAAAAATGGTAGGCAAAACTAAAAAAAAGAAAGGACCAGTTCCTACAAACCCAGCTCTATACGCAAGCGTGAAAGCCGCTGCTAAAAGAAAGTTTGATGTATACCCTAGCGCGTATGCTAACGCATGGTTAGTTAGAGAGTATAAAAAGAAAGGCGGTAAATATAGAAATGCCTAGAGATACTAAAGGTTTAACCAAATGGTTTGAAGAAGAATGGGTTGATATTGGTGCGCCTAAGAAAAAAGGTAAATATCAAAAATGCGGTAGAAAATCTGCTAAAGGATCTAAAAGAAAATATCCTAAATGTGTGCCAGCTTCTAAAGCCGCATCAATGACTGCTGCACAAAAGAAAAGTGCAGTTACAAGAAAAAGAGCAAAGAAACAAGGTGTAGGTGGTAAACCTACTAATGTAAAAACTATTCTTAAAAAGAAATGAGGTTATTAAAAGATTTATTAACTAGATTTTTAGAATGGTCTTTTGAGAGAAAAGCTAATAAAATGTTTTTAAAAGCACAACAAGGAGAATAATTATGCCAGGATATGGATACGGAAAACCAGCAATGAAACCTAAAAAGAAAAAAACAAAACCTAAGAAAAAAGGAAAATAATATGCCTTTTAGTAAATACTCACCAAAACAAAAAAAATTAGCCAAAGTAGCAAAACCAAGAAATAAAATTACCGCTGCTGACTTTAAAAAGTTACAAAAGAAAAAGAAAAAGTGATGAAAGTAAAAGCACCCAAAGGTTATCACTTTATGAAAGATGGTAAGACTTATAAGCTTATGAAACATTCTGGTAAGTTTGTAAAACATAAAGGTGCTTCGCTTACAGCAGACTTTCCTGTAATTAAAAAACATAAATGAAACCACAATCTGCCAAGGCTAAAGGCAGAGCTTTACAACAATGGGTTGTAGATAAGCTCGTTGAGTTACTTGGTTTCGATCCTGAAGACTTAGAATCAAGACCCATGGGTTCTAATGGTGAAGATATTATTATGGGTGTCCAATCAAGAAAACAATTTCCTTACTCAGTAGAGTGCAAAAATCAAGAATCAGTTAATGTATGGAAAGCATACGAACAATCGCAAGAAAACTGTAAAGCTTACGAACCTTTGGTTATAATAAAAAGAAATAGAACAAAGCCTCTCGCATTAGTCGATGCTGAATACTTTATAAGGTTACACAATGATAAACAAGCTAATACAACCAGTAACGAAGATTCTTGATAAGTTCATACCAGACGCAGACACAAAACAACAGATAGCGTATGAACTCGCTACCATGTCACAGAAGCACATCCATGAGATTGCTAAAGCACAAATAGAAGTAAATAAAGAAGAAGCAAAAGGTAATTGGTTTCAATCATCTTGGCGACCAGCTACAGCTTGGATTTGTGTATGTGGTTTTGCAGTAAATTTTTTAATTAGTCCACTTGCCGCACCTTTTGGTATTGATATACCACAAGCAGATACATCTACTATGTTGCCTGTTTTAATGGGTATGTTAGGATTAGGTGGTATGAGAAGTTATGAGAAAACTAAAGGATTAACAAAATGAGTTGGGAAAATTTCAGCATAGAAGAGTTCGCTTGTAAGCATTGTGGTGAAAATAAGATTGAACACGAGCTTATAGATAAGTTACAATTATTAAGAAGCGATGTAGGCTTTCCATTTAAAATAACAAGTGGATACAGATGTGCAGATCATCCGATAGAAAAAGTCAAATCTGAACCAGGCACGCACGCATTAGGTATAGCTGCTGACATATTACTTAGAGGCGAGCAAGCACTAGAAGTAATATCAAAAGCAACTGATTATGGATTTACAGGCATAGGAATTAACCAAAAAGGCAATGCAAGATTTATACACTTGGACATCTCAAAAGACTCACAAGGTAGGCCACGCCCTCATGTGTGGAGCTACTAAATGGAAATAACTTCTATCTTATTGTGGAATATTGTTATGACCTTGGTATTCGGTCCTATCATTTATAATATGCGCTCAAACGCGACAGAAATCAAAAGAGTTGATATACTACTCAACAAGACCAGAGAAGAGGTTGCTATGCGATTTGTTACTAAAGAAGAATTAATAATGAATATGGATAGAGTGATTGAGCGTATAGATAAGCTAGACGCTAAAATAGATAAATTAATAACACAATAAAATGGCAATAGGTAGATTATTTAGGGGTTTGGCAAAAAATATAGACCAAACAAGAAAAGAAAAGATAGCAGATATGAGCGGCTTAGAAGATAGAATGGATAGTCCATCTATTCCAGGTAGTTTTACTTTTCCAGGCGGTTTTAATTTTTTAGGTGGCGGTTTTATTCCTAATATAGCTAATATAGCTAATATAGTTGCTCAACAACAAGGACCTGTATTAGGCCCAGATGATTTTGGTAGTTATGTAATACCAGCTTCAGACCCAACATATAGTTCTGGTTTTGATTATGCACGTTCTATAGCAGGCGGTATGCCAATGTCACAAGTCATTGCACCAGGTGTAAGTTATTCTCCAGAACAACCAATGGGTTATACACAAGAACAATTAAATACAGCTGTAGGCACAACTCCTGTAGAACCACCCCCACCACCGCCAGAAAAATTACCAGCACCAGGTGAAACTGGTTACGGCCAAGGTATTGGTGGTGTAACAATATTTGATGATGTTTTTGACAGAAAAAGGATGCCACCCCCAAGAGATATATTTGGTGGTACTAGAGATGTTAGAGATGCAAAACCTTTAGAAAATTTATTAAACATAGGCAAATTATTTGGCGGTGGTATAGATCAAGATGCTATAGATAGAATAGTACAAGAACGAATTGCAGAAAGGATGCCTACTATAGAACAACCAGACCTATCGCAATTTGTAAGACGAGAAGATATACCATCATTAATACCAGAAGTACCTACGGGCAGAGAATTTTCTATAGAAGATATTAGAAGCGGTTTAGATTTACCAGATTTTACAAAGTTTGCTAGACAAGAAGATATACCTTCAATACCCACATTTGTACAACCAGACTTAAGTGGTTTTGTAAGACAAGAAGATATACCAACATTTGATCCTACAGGTTTACAAGAACAGATTACTGCTTTACAACAAAGACCAAACTTTGACCCTACATCTATACAACAAGACATAAGCCAACTACAAACTAGACCACAATTTGACCCAACAGGATTACAAGAACAAATAGGTTTATTACAACAGGACATTGGTCAAATAACCCCATTCAATCCAACTAGTTTGCAACAACAAATCGGAGGTCTTGAACAACAAATAACTGGCATACCTCAGTTTGATCCAAGTGGTCTACAAGAACAAATAAGTGGATTGCAACAACAGATAGGTGGTATACCACAATTTGACCCAACTGGGTTACAGGCACAAATAGCAGCCAACCAAGCTGCCTTAGCTGGTATCGACATACCAACAGCGCCAGACGTATCACAATTTGTAACGCAAGAAGATATACAAAGAGCTATATCTGGTATTGATATACCAACATTCCAAGCTCCTGATTTTTCACCTTATGAAACAAGAATTGCTGAATTAGAGCAGCAAATAGCAGGTTTACAAGTGCCAACAGGTGGCAGATTTTCTGTAGACCGAAAATCACCTATAGGATTATTTTAATGTCAGTATCACACGAAGAAGTAGTCAAGGCTGCACAGGCTGAACAAATATTAACAAGCGATGTTTTTAAAGAAGCAATAGAAAATCTTAAAAACGAATATATAACTCATTGGTTGAATTCAAGAGATATATCTGATGTTACTGCAAGAGAAGATATCCACAGATCATTATTACTATTACCAGAGGTTGAAAGACATCTGCGTATCATTGCAGAAAAAGGTAAGCTTACACAAGCCAATATAAACAAAATTAGAAAAATCGGTTAAACCTTCCCTTTTACCACATTATTAAGCTAAAATACCCTTAAATACATTAAGGAGTATTTATATGAGCAATAACGGAAAACCGACTGCTTTACAAACTGATAACGAAGTTGCTGCTTCGATGTTTGAAAGTTTCTTAACCCCTGAAGAGGAAAAGGTTGAGGAAGCGGTCACAGAAACAGAAGAAGTAGTTGAAGAAGAAGTCCTTGAAGAAGAACTTGAAGCACCTGAAACTCTTGAAGAAGATGTGGAAGATGAAGAAGATCTTGACGAAGAGGACGAATTAGATGAAGAACAAACCAATGTTGAAGAGGAAGCCTTGCAACCTCAGACATTTACAGTAAAAGTAGATGGTCAAGAAGTTGAGGTGACGCAAGATGAACTTATCAACGGATATTCTCGTCAGCAAGATTATACGCGTAAAACACAAGAACTCTCTCAACAGCGTAAGACTATTGAGCAGCAGCAAGCAGAGTTAACGCAAAGAGATGCGATATATTCGCAGTTGTTACCGAAGATGGAAGCCCAATTAAAGGGCGAATTGGCTAACGAACCAGATTGGAACGCTTTGTATGAAGATGATCCTGTTGGTTATGTTCGCGAAAAACAGCTTTGGGATGAAAAGAAAGAAAAGCTTAGTGCTGTAAGTGCTGAACAACAAAGACTTCAACAAGAAGCCTTGGTAAAACAGCAACAACAAATACAACAATTTGTTGAATATGGTAATCAAAAGCTTCTTGAAATAATCCCAGAATGGCAAAACCCAGAGGTTGCTGCTAAAGAAAAAGCTGCTATTAGCGAGTATGCAATGAAGGAGTTGGAATATACTCCTGAAGAGATACAACAGGTTTATGATTATCGTGCTTTGCTTGGTTTAAGAAATGCTTGGTTAAACTCTCGAACAGTTGAAGCCACAAAGAAAAAACCAACACAAAAAGCACCAGCAAGAGTTGCGAGACCTGGTACGACTAACCGACCAAAAACGACAACACCTGTGAAGAAAGCAAAACAAAGGTTGGCCAAAACTGGGAAAACCTCAGATGCGGCTAAAGTATTTGAACAATTAATTTAAAGGAATATAACAATGGCTAAAGTAACAAACGCCTTTGATACATATACAGCTACTGCTGACAGAGAAGATTTAAGTAATATTATTTACAACATTTCTCCAATGCAAACACCGTTTATGTCATCAATCGGTAAAAGAAATATTAAAAACGTAGTATTTGATTGGCAGACAGAAAGTCTACCTACCCCAAGTGCCGCTGGACAGCTTGAAGGTTTTGAACTATCAAGAGCTGCTTCTACAGCTACAGCAAGAGCAAGTAATGTTGCTATGATTTCAGCTAGAGATGCAACTGTAACAGGTTCACAAGAAGCTTCAGATGCAGCTGGTAAGAGATCAGAAATGGCTCACCAACTTGCTATCATGGCTAAAGCACTTAAGAGAGATATGGAACAAGCTCTATGTCAAAAGGGTGCTAAGACAACTGGTAATGCTACAACAGCTAGGGTAACTGGTGGTTTCGAGTCTTGGATTACAACTAATGATTCAAGAGGAACAAACGGTGCTTCTACTGGTGGCGGTGCTGCTCCAACAGACGGAACACAAAGAGCATTAACAGAAACTTTATTAAAAGATGTTTTACAACTTATGTTTGCTAGTGGTGCAGAGCCAAACATGGCAATCTGTGGTCCTGTTAATAAGCAGAAAATTTCTGCTTTCACAGGTAGATCACAAGCTAGACAATTTGTTGATGCAAACACAGTCGAAGCTTCAGTATCAATCTATTCATCTGACTTTGGTGAACTAAAAATCGTTCCATCAAACAGATCAAGAGAAAGATCATTGTTGTTAGTAGATCCAGAGTTTGCAAAAGTGTCATACCTAAGAGATTTCCAAACTATTGATATCTCAACAATAGGTGATGCTGAGACTAAGATGATTATTTGTGAGTATGGATTAGAAGTATCTAATGAAGCTGCTCATGGTGTCGTTGCAGACTTAACAACATCATAAGTTTAGTTAAATAAGCTTTAAGGGAAGTTTCGGCTTCCCTTTTTTTTGTGCTAAAATCTCTACATGGCAAAAACTACATTAATAGATCACAAGACAGGACTGCAATCTATCTTTGCAACTGAAGATGATAAGGTTGTTTATCAGACAAAACAGAATATTCAACCAACACTAGACTATGTAAAACAGTTATCTGAAAATGCACCAGGTAAAGATTTTCGTCATGTAGCGGAAGTACCAATGGTAATATATCAACAAGCAATCAGAGAAGGTTGGTCAAAGGATTCTGCACAATGGAAGAAATGGTTAAACCATTCTGATAATAAACCCTTTAGGACATGGAAAGGTAAAGTATGACATACGATGAATTAAAAACTAATATTGCAAATTTCTTAAACAGATCAGATTTAACAGACCAGTTGGACTTTTTTATTGACGCAACAGAAGGAGAATTTAATAGAAGATTAAGAACTAAGGATATGATAAAACGGGCAACTGCTATAGCAGATGCACAATATATGTCATTACCAACAGATTGGTTAGAAGCTATTAATGTGGAAGTTACATCAAATGATTTTAGACCATTATTTCAACAATCCATAGAATCACTAGATGTCTACAGAAAAGCTAATAACAATGTAACTGGTCAACCTATTTATTATGCAATTGTAGATAATTCATTAGAGTTAGCACCTACTCCTGACACAAGTTATACGCTACAATTAACATACTACGGCACTATTGATGCTCTAAGCAGTTCTAATACAACGAACTTTATATCCACAGGATATCCAGATGCTTATTTATATGGTGCTTTAAAACACGCTTCTATCTATCTAATGGAAGACGAAAGAGTGCCATTATTTACAGCACAATTTGAAAAAGCATTAGAAGAAATGAGGCTAGAACAAGAGAAAGCAGAATTTGGCAAAGGATCTCTAATACAAAGAAGAAGAACTTATGGCAAGTCTGGTAAAAAAATGTATTATTGGAATAATAATTAGGAGATAAAATGGCTGGATTTAGTGATTATTTAGAGGATAAGGTATTAGACCATGTATTTGGTGGTAATGCTTATACAGCACCAGGAACATTATATGTTGCTTTGTATACTGTAGCACCTACAGATACAGGTGGAGGTACAGAAGTATCAGGCGGTGCTTATGCAAGACAAACTGCTGCATTTACCGTATCTGGTACTAACCCCACAACAGCAACTAACTCAGCTGCGGTTGAATATCCAACAGCTACAGCAGACTACGGTACGGTTGTTGCAGTAGGTATATTCGATGCTTTAACAAGTGGTAATCTAATGGCTTATGCAAACTTAACAGCTTCTAAAACTGTAAGTTCAGGCGATGTATTTAGATTTGACGCTGGCGATTTAGACATAACATTAGCGTAATATCATGGCCTCAGTAGGCTATGGCTTATACACATACGGGAAGTCCAATTATGGAACTCCCGTTTATCATTTTGGTGCTGCCACAATAGCACAAACATCATCTGCAACAGCGGATGGTAGATTTGTTATTACTGGTGCATCAACCATATCAGCAGTTTCTTCTGCAACAGCAACGGGTAGACAAATAGACCGCGGACAAGCGGTTATTGCTGCTATATCTAGCGCTACAGCAATTGGTAGGCAAATAGATAGAGGTGTTGCAACTATATCAGGAACATCTGGATTTACAGCTGTCGGTAGACAAATAGACTTAGGATCTTCAATTATATCAGCAAGTTCTGTTATGACGGCTACAGGTCACCAAATAGATCGTGGTGTCGTTATAGGTCCAGCTATATCAGACATGACTGCTACTGGTAGATTTACTTTAGCAGCCAATGCAACAATTGCAGCAACAAGTGGCTTTGATGTAATAGGTAGACAGATAGACAGAGGTGCATCTGTAATTGCACAAACAAGTGGATTTAATGCAATTGGTAGTCTAAAATGGGAAGATATAATTGTTCCTGATGAAACATGGACAGAACAAGATATAATAGCCGATACCTGGACAAACCAAGCGAATCCAGATACATCATGGACAAATTTACAAACAAGTACAACATGGCAAGAGCAATCTAACCCATCGACTACTTGGAATGAATTAGGCGAACAAGACGCAGCTTAAAGGAATTTTTTTATGGCAGATACATTTACAACGAATTTAAACTTAACAAAACCAGAGGTAGGAGCATCTACTGACACTTGGGGAACAAAGATAAATAATGATCTTGATACTGTCGATGGTATTTTTACTGCTGGTGGATCAGGAACTTCAGTAGGCCTTAATGTTGGTTCTGGTAAAACATTAACTGTTGCAGGAACTTTAACATCTACTGGATCAGCTACTTTTACAACTATAGATATAAATGGCGGCACAATAGATAGTGCTACCATAGGCGGTACTACAGCAGGTGCAATCACAGGTACAACCATAGTAGCTAATACAAGTCTTAACATCGCAGGAGATGGCGCAACTGTTACTGGTATTAAAGATGAAGATAACATGGCTTCAAACTCTGCTACTAAACTAGCAACACAACAATCTATTAAAGCCTATGTAGATAGCCAGGTAGCTACAAAAGATACTCTTGCAGAAGTATTAGCAGGTGGTAACACCACAGGTGGTAATAACATATTATTTGCTGACAATGACAAAGCTATCTTTGGAGCTGGTTCAGATTTACAGATTTATCATGATGGTCTGAATAGTTATGTGCAAGATTCTGGTACTGGTAGTTTAAGGTTATCAGGGGCAGATGTTGGATTACTCAACGCAGGTGCTACTGATTTTTATATAAATTGTTCAGGAACAACTGTTACTCTATACCATAATGGTTCACCCAAACTAGCCACAACCTCAACAGGCATAGACGTAACAGGTACAGCCACGATGGATGGGTTGACTGTTGATGGCGATGCTATTATCCAAGATGCAACCCCAACATTAGAATTTAAAGATACTGATAATAACCTTATTGCTTCCATTGCTGGTGCAAGTGGTTCTCTTTTATTAAAAGCTGATACTGGTAGTGGTACTTCTGGTGAAAGTATGCAATTTCATACAGGCGGCAGTCAAAGAGTTACCATTGATGCTTCAGGCAATGTTGGAATTGGAACGAGTAGTCCTAGTGCTCCACTTGAAGTTGCAGGTGATATTAAGGTTTCAAGTGGAAATTTGAATGTTGCGGGTAATGCACTAATAAACCAAGCAAGCTCCGACAGCACTTACCTTAAAGTAAATCATTCATCTTCAGGTGAT